TGCTCCACGTGTGGGGGTACCTGGTCCCATGAGCACACCACCATCGAACGGTCTTGACTGGAACACAGCATTGCTTCGCACGTTGACGGTGGCTGCTAGACTTCCGCCAACTATGGCACCTGTTCTGGCCGTGAACTGGAATGTGGTTGTACTGGGAATGGCGTTTACAATAAACGATCCTTCAGCATAACTGGTGTTGGTGCCTGCGGTCATGTCCACAGTGATTGGGCATCCAGGAAATAGTCCGTGTGCATACTGTGTGGTTATAGTAATGATACTGGGATTGCCACCATCGCTGGCCACGCTCACAACATCAAGGTCAGCACCTGAATAAGGAAATGCTTGACGCACAGCAGTGTCAGTTTGGTTGATTGGATAACCTGGGGCTACATTGAGTGCTCGGCGTGGATAATAAGCAAAGTTGTTGGTTTCGCCCAAGAACACAATGTTGATACCTTCGGCGTTGGTTGCTGAAGTATTTTGTAAACTCACGTATTCGTTGGCATCCAACGGTGTGTCTGTAACGTTGACTGTGACTGTGGGAATGGTGTTTGAACCACCATAAAATATGCCAGTCATGCGTATCAAGGGTGATCCAATGCCTGCACCAGTCAATGCAGTGGTATTGAACTGTGTGCGGCTGATGGTTTGTGTGCCGTTGACTGCTGTACTGGCTGTGGTCATTTTGACCAGTTCTACGTTAGAACTCAGTTTCTGAAACACTGAACCTGTGACAAATACATTGGCTGCTGGGATGTTGTACCAACCGCGGTTGAGTTGTAGTGTTGTGCCGTCAGTGACTTCTTGTACTTGTGCAATTTCAATGGTGCTGGCAACAAATATACTGGCACCAATATTGATGTCTGCGGCACTGGGATTGGTACCATTGCTTTGACGCACCACAGTAAGTGCATTTGTACTCACTGAAGTCACTGCCATAACTTCATAAACGTTGGCAGTGGCAGTTTGAGCAATAACATAAGTACCGGCCACAATACCAGCACCTGCTGCTGATGTCACGTTGACTGTGGTGGTAGCATTGCTGGTAATATTTGCCACTGCAACAGTGGTTCCGCCTGTGGTGGGCAAACCAATCAACATAATATTGTCCAGCGCAGATAAACCAGTGGTGCTGGCCACAGTGAATGTGCGTTCTGCTGAACTGTTGACGTTGGCAGTGAGGTAACTTGACACAAATGGTGTGACGTTGCCTTGTGTTTGACTGATCAACAGCGCATAATCGTTAGTGATAAACGTTGGTGTGCCAGCGTCTGCTGTGTTGATTGACGTGTCAACGTTGCTGGTCAACAAGTTGGTACTGCTCAACAATGTGGCATAGCCATTGGTATTGTACACCAAGTCAGCACCAACATCTTCGTAGAAACTGGGAATGTTGTTGATGGTTGAAACGTTTTGCCATTTGGTATTTTGCAGGCCATATTCAAAGTCAGCGTCAATCAATGACTCTGGATTGCTGGTTCTTGCACGACCAATGGCATCTAATCCAAACTCCCAGGGTTGTGTGCTGATGTTACGATCTTCCACATAGATGGCCAGTTTGTCATTGGCGCTCAATGTTGATGTATCCAAGTCCAAGTTCAGTGTGGTCACCCCTGCATAGGCGTTGGGCAAGCCAGCAATGGGGCTTGTAGAGAAACTCACTGTGCCACCTTGTGTGGGTGCTCCAAAGTTGTAGATTGACGTGTTGGTTGTGGTATCGTATATGGCCAAAAAGTCCTCCAGGTTGATACGATCCTGGACTTGTACAGTGCCTAGACCTGCTGTGCCTGGTGTGAATACGTACTCGTATATTCTTTTTCTTGCCATTTTAGTTAAACTCCAAATATGATTTGATTTGCTGTCAACGTTGCTTGAGTGTTGACACTGAATCGGTCGTAATTAATCGTACCCTGTGCAATTTTACTGTTGGTCACAGTGGCATCGCTAGGTGTGCCTGTATATAGCGTGTCTCCAAAGATGAGGCCAAAGAACGGTGTCAGTGCCACAGGTGCTGAGGCAAAACTGATTTGCGAACCTGATATTGAAAAATTCACCCCAGGGTTCTGTATTACACCATTCAAACTCACCATCATGGCAAATGCTGTGGGCGGATTAAATGGCACCCCACTGATGTTGATATCAAATGTTTGTTGTACACCGTCAAACACCAAGTTGTCCATCTTGCGATACTGACCAATCTGCGGTGTATTACCTAAGTATGCCATATTCTATCCTTACATTCTTCCAACAACAATTTCGATTGTACCTTGACCACCAGGGTGGTCTTGTAATGCTTTGCCAATCACTGACCCCATACGTGGTTCTGCACAGGCTTGTGCTCTACCGCCTCCGGCTGTGACCATCATGTCGCCTTTGGCAACAGGTCCAACAACCAAGGTCGGCACACGGCCTGTTAATGCCAAGGCCGCAGTATGAGGTGCTTTGAGTCCTGAGTTCATGATGTGTGCAGGATTTGTTGATACTACGCCTGCCACACGCACATCGTTTATGCCAATGGCCATGGTAACTTCTCGATCGCCGCCAAATATCAGCACTGTGCCCGGTTCATAGTCGCCATCTGCTTCGTACCATTCTGCCAAGTCAGCGTATTGTGCTGACGTTGCTTTGGCAAACACAGTGTTAAAATACCCAGTTGCTGATCCAATGTTGCCAGTCAAGTTAGCACCTGCGTTGACAATATTGCCCAGTGTGACGTTGCCAGTAGATACTGTTAAACTTGTGCCAGTTATACCTGCACCGGTTACTCCGCCACTTACGCTGATGCTGGTTCCAGTCATTACACCACCAACCACAGAGGCTGCTGTAACTGTACCAGTTACACTAACTGTTGTACCAGTAAACAGTGTGGCATTGACATTGGCACCGCCTAGTACATTACCACCAGTGATATTACCCACAGCTGAAACAATACCAGTGCTAATCAAATTACCACCAGTGATGTTGGCTGTGGTACTAATGCCAGAAATCACGTTGCCCGACAAACTCAGACTTACAGCATTCAAATTGCCAGCACTAACATTGGCTGTGGCAATTATGTTGGCTGTGGCGCTGATTGTGGCAGCTTGCATTAAATTAGCTGTGAGTATGTTGCCGCCTGACACATTGCCCACTGCTTGCACGTTGCCTGTGACAGTGATTAATCCAGCTGTGTCAATATTGCCACCTGTGACGTTGCCCGTGGCACTTATCAATCCGCCTGCACTTATTGCACCATTGGTAATGATATTACCACCTGTGACATTTGCACTGGCACTCACACTGGCCGCACTCATTGCTGCTGAGGTAATAATGTTGCCGCCGGTAATATTACCAATAGCAGTTACTAACCCGCCGGTGCTGATATTGCCGCCAACAATATTTCCAGTCGCAGTAGCACTACCGCCTGTGTTAATGTTTGCACCTGTGACGTTACCAGCCACGCTGAGTGCTGTGCCTGATATATTAGAAATGGCCACTGTGGTGGCAGTTTGAAATGTCACTGTGCCTGCGGCTGTGGTTGCTGTGGCAGGACCAATGTCAATGATTGTGGTTGACCCAGCAGCACCATTTTCACCAATTTGAATGGTTTTTGTGTTGCCCGAGCCTGTTACGCCATGCCCAATGTTTATGGTTTGTGGGTTTGTGCTCTGCCCGATTAAAATTGTACCAGTCTGTGTTGTACCGCCCACAGTGACATTGCCTGTGGTTTGACTGGTTCCGAGATTGATGTTTTGTGTTGTGCCAGTAAATGCAACATTGCCGCCAGCATTCAAATTGCCAGTTGTGTCAATCCAACCAGTGACATTGGCACCCAATGTACTGAACACTGCTATGTTTGATGTGCCGCCTATACCGATAGAAACATTGCCACCCGAACTGACAACTCGCACATTGCTGTTGCCGCTTTGTATGCCTGCGGCATCAATGCCAGTTAGTTGGCTGCCATTGCCCAGGAAGTAACTGCCAGTTACGTTGCCTGAGGCATTGATAAAACCAGATAGTGTAAGATTGGCAGCTGATAAATCACCGCCAGCAGTAATATTGCCCCCAGCACCAATGTCAGTGGTTGCACTAAAATTGTTGCCGTATACGTCACCAACTGCTGATACAACTCCAGTGGTGCGTAGGCTACCACCAACCACACTGCCCGTTGTTGATATATTGGTAGTGCCAATTATGTTGCCACCAGTGACATTGCCCACAGAACTTACTGCACCACCAACAATAACATTGCCAGCTGATATGTTGCCTGCTGATGTAATATTGCCAGTGGCTGTGATCACTCCTGCTGTTGAAACATTGCCAGCAATAGCATTGCCTGTGGCGCTGACTGTGGTTGAAGCTGCCACTGCACCTACCACACTGAAACCACCAGACCATGTGTTGGCAATTTGTGTACCATTTACAATGCTATTAATGTTGGCGTTGACCGCAGCAATGGTTACTTCAGAGTTGGCATTGAAAATTCGTGTACTTGAAGTAGAGATACCAGTAAGTGCTGCACCATTACCAATAAAATATGTGCCGGCAACGTTGCCTGTGGCACTCAAGTTGGCCAGAATCAAATCAGTGTATTCAAAACTGGGATCAGTTGTGTCAACAGTGGTAGTTGGTTGTGTCAACAAGTTGGTAAACAACTTGTACTTGGCATCAGTTATGTCACGGAAATATCCTGTGTAACGATTATTAGCACCATCAAAGTATTGCGCCACTACGCCAGTGTCATAAGTGTCACCAGGATTGTTGTTGGCCAAGAAAATAAATGGATCTGTCACAGCCAAACTGTCTGTACCTGTGGTGGTAAATGTACCGTTGACTGTGAAATCGCCCACACAAGTAATGTCACCACCCACATTCAAGTTACCCACAACACCTGCACCACCAGCTGTTTTGAAACTGCCAGTTGACACACTGGTACTTTCAGTAGTATCAACAATAGCAACTCTTCCGCTGATGTTGACATTGCCATCAATGCCAGCACCGCCGTCCACAACCAATGCACCTGTGTCTGTGCTGATTGATGTGGCATTGGCCAAGAATGTAGCACGGTTTGTACCACTCACAGTCACACTGATTGAACTAGCGTTGGCCCAGTAGATACCTGTGTTGTTTGCAGCCAAACTTACCACACCTGGTGCTGCCACAGTACCTGCATTGAATGTGTTTACTGTCAAGTCAAGACTGTTCAATGCACCAGCACGATAGGTAACTGTAATATTGTTGGTGCCAGTAGCAGGTGCAGATATAAACTGCAAACTCACATTGCCAGCAAGATAATCTGCGAATGGTCTTTGCAGTGTACTGCCAATCATCACATCCAAGTCAGATGCTGATGCAACTGATCTAGCCAAGGTGAATTGAGTGGCCACTGAATTACCGCTGAAAGTTTGAGTACTGGTATTCAGCAGCGGTGTGTTGGGTTGAAGACCAAGATATGCCATTAGGTGATTTCCATTATGCTCATTACTGCATCAATACTGGTGGCTGCTGTGCTTTGCACCCAGATTGAATCACCAGTTACTAAAACTATTTTTTGATCTCCGCCAACTGCAACCAAACTGGCACCAGAACTAACAGGCGAGTTGGCCACAACATAAGTGTTGGCTACGCCGTTGTTGACAAACACATTGGCTTGAATTGCACTGCCTGTGGTGTTTGTAACTGTTAGCCCAATGACCACCACTGATGTACTGGCTCCCACTGTGTAGTTGCCTATTTTGGTTGCAGTAGCACCAACATTTTGTTCAAGTTTTCGTGTAAAAGTATTTGCCATTTGTTATCCTAATGCTATTGCCAATGCAGCCGCGTCATCTATGGTTGCTACCCTAGCGTTGTTGATATTTATCGTACTAGTAGCGTTGATATTGTTGGCGTTGACATTGGCTGTTGTTGTGATGTTTTGTACAAGATTAATTGCACTGATCACGTTACCGCTCAAACTCAATCCTGCTGCATTTAGGTTTCCGCCAGTGATGTTGCCAGTGGCACTCACCAAGCCAGCAGTGCGTAAGTTTCCGCCATCAACGTTGGCAGTTACACTCAAACTGCCCAGTGTGCCCACACTGGTAATGTTGGTTTGTGCGGCTGTGGTAAGTGTACCAACAATGCTGGTGCCTGACAGGTTACCACCAATGATATTACCGGTGGCACTGACCACACCCACAGTGTTGATATTGCCACCAATGACATTGCCTACAACTGATACCAGTCCGCCGGTGTTGATATTGCCACCTGTTACATTGCCTGTGGCAGTGATCAGTCCTGCAGTTGAGATATTGCCACCAACAACGTTGGCTGTTGCACTGAGTGTTTGACCTTGCACCAATGCGGCTGTTATAATGTTTCCACCAGTGATATTGCCAGTTGCAACCACTTGTGCACCGGTGTTGATATTGCCGCCTGTTACATTGCCAGTTGCAACCACTTGTGCACCGGTGTTAATATTGCCGCCTGTTACATTGCCAGTAGCTGTTACTAAGCCTGCGGTACTAACATTGCCACCAACAACATTACCGCCGGCACTTACCAATGTTGTGGCTATAATGTTGCCGCCGCCAATGTTACCAATTGTGGTAGAGATGTTTCCAGTTATAGTGGCTGCCCCGCCCACAGTTAAACTTCCGCCGTTTATGGTTGTTATTGCACCACCAACAGTAAGTGCATTGGCAGCAAAATCAAATACCAACCCTGAATCTCCGGCAATTACACCGCTTTTGTCAAACAGTACTTGACTGTTAGCAGAACTGGCCAACGCAATACTACCAACCAAGTTGCCAAAAAAGTATTGAGCAAAAACATTGCCTGCTGCCGACACATTGCCTGCTGCTGAAATCAACGCACCTGACACAATATTGCCTGTGGCCGTTACCAGCCCTGCTGTGGTGATATTGCCACCAATGACATTGCCTGTTATTGTGGCTAGACCAGCAGTGATCAAGTTACCACCAATGACGTTGGCAGTGGCCGTTACCAGCCCTGCTGTGGTGATATTGCCACCAATGACATTGCCTGTTATTGTAGCCAATCCTGCTGTGACAATATTGCCACCAGTGATATTGGCGGTGGCAGTTACTTGTCCTGCTGTGGTGATATTGCCACCATCAACATTTGCTGTAGCAACTACAGATACCGCACTGACTGCTGCAACAGAAATAATATTGCCACCTGTGATATTTCCAGTTGAAACAATTAATCCTGCGGTGGAAATATTACCACCTGCAATATTGCCAGTGACATTAAATGCTGATACAACATTACCGCTCAAACTTAATCCTGCTGCATTTAAGTTACCGCCGGTGATGTTGCCAGTTACACTAACTGTGGTTCCTGTGAACAGTGTGGCATTGACATTGGCACCACCCAGTACATTACCGCCGGTGATGTTGCCAGTTACACTAACTGTGGTTCCTGTGAACAGTGTGGCATTGACATTGGCACCACCCAGTACATTACCGCCGGTGATATTGCCTGTGGCACTGATTAGTCCTGCTGTGAGTATATTACCACCTGCAATATTGCCAGTAGCTGTTACTAAGCCTGCGGTACTAACATTGCCACCAATCACATTGGCCACTGCACTCACAGCACCCAACGAGTTCAAATTGCCAGTAATGATATTACCAGTTACACTTAAACTTGGCAGCACACCAATGCTGGTGGCCGAAACCCCAGTTAACGCAGATCCGTTGCCAATGAAGTAACTGCCTGTAATATTGCCTGTGGTACTTACTGTGGCACCTTCTAACTGTCCAACTACAAAACTTCCATAACTGTTGACTGAGACCACTTCATTTGCAATACTGACATCAGTTGCAGCAAACAATTTTCCTGTTGCATCCTTGAATCCAACAAAGGCTTGTTTTTCTGTTGTGTCAAAATAAAATAAATCAGTACCGCGATCTTTGCCGTCATCTGAAACCAATGGTGCATTATTGGGTCCACGACCAAGACCAATTATGGGATCTTCAATATTGAACGATGATATGTTGAGATATGTCAAATTACCGTTGACAATCAAGTCACCGCCAACTATGGCATTTCCTGTGGTGGTCATTGTGGCTGCTGACATTGCTGCCACGCTGATGATATTTCCGCCAGTGACGGTGCCGGTGACATTGAGAGGTGATACAACATTGCCACTCAAACTCAATCCTGCTGCATTCAAGTTGCCGCCTGTGACATTGCCGCTGACACTGACATTGCCGCCTGTGATATTTCCAACAGCAGTTACAGTGCTGCTGCTGACTCCGCCGGTGACCTGAAGATTACCACCTGACAGTAGAGTTGCTATTACCGCACCAGGTGCAAGTACATTACCACCTGTGACGTTGCCCGTGACATTGAGTGGAGATACCACATTGCCACTCAGGCTCAAACTAACTGCATTCAATGTGTTGGCGCTGGTAATGTTGCCCAATGCACTGATAGTACCACCAGTAATACCTGGACCAACTCTAATGTCTTGGGCTATGACATTGCCTGACGTAGAAACATTTCCACCTGTGTTGATGTTGCCACCTATAACATTGCTTGTGGCCGAAACTGTGTTGGTGGACAACAACACACCTGACACAATTACGTTGCCACCAGTGATATTACCAGTGCCTGACACTGTGCCAGTACCAAATGCCACATTGCCATTGAATACTGAGCCATTGACGTTGCCGCCAGTGCTGATCACACCCGAACCAGCCAATATGTTACCACCAGTGATGTTGCCAGTTGTAGTGATGACACCTGACCCAGCCAGCAAGTTGCCGCCAATGATGTTGGTGGTTGCGATAATATTACTGCCGCTTAATATATTACCTGTGGCACTTATGATGTTGCCAGCAACAATGTTGCCAGTACCTGGGCCATTGGTAACAGTTAAATTACCAACTTGTGCATCACCATTGCCAAGTAAGTTGAATATGCCAAACAGAATGTTACCGCCAGTGATATTGCCTGTAGCTGTAACTTGTCCAACAGTGCGAATATTACCGCCTGTGACATTGCCTATCAAACTAACGTCGCCTCCAGCACTAACTGAGCCTGCAGTGATAATATTAGCACCTATAATATTAGCAGCAGCACTAACAATACCGCCCACAGACAATGTGCCAGCAGTGATCAAATTGCCACCGGTTACATTGGCAGTGGCGGTGACTTGACCAGCGGTGTCAATATTACCACCTGTTATATTGGCAGTAGTTGATATACTTCCTACCGCACTGACTGCTCCAGTTATGACAACATTGTTTGCTAATATATTGCCGGCTGCCGACATATTGCCAGATGCCAACAGGCCAATGGTTTGTACATTGCCATTGACTGTGAGCAAGTTGGGCCCTGCTGTGTCAAATCTCAATCCAGCACTGGCACCAGCATTGCCATTGTTATTGAAAATAACTTGTGTGTTTGATCCAGGTACTGTTAAGTTACCTGTGATGTTGCCGGCAAAACTACCTACAAAATATCCATCAGTTATGATGTTGCCTGCTGAACTTACTATTCCGGCTGTTCTCAAGTTACCGCCGGTTACATTGCCTGCAGAACTAAAAGAACTAGGAGCGAATGCCCCAGTTAACGATAAGTTTCCACCAGCAATATTGGCAGTGGTAATAATGTTTGATGTGTTGGTGCCGCTGGCCAAATATGTTGCCACATTGGCATTGCTGTAAGTGGCCGGCAATCCTGTCAACTGTGAACCATTGCCTAAAATATAACTGCCAATGACATTGCCTGTGGTTATGACATTGCCAACTTGTGCATTGCCTGTTAATACAAGTACGTTGCTTGTGCTATCAAATCTAAAGGCAGCACTGGCACCAGCATTGCCAAAATTGTTATAAAGTATTTGAGTGTTGACACCGGGTACAACAATGTTGCCAGTGACATTGCCCACAAAGTTACCAACAAAGAATCCACTGGTCACAATGTTACCAGCAGCACTGATTTGATTGTTGGCCAGTATGTTTCCAATGCTTTGCATGTTGGTAGCACTGATTACCAATGCATTGGCAGTGGTACCCACGCTAACCTGTACATTGCCATTGGCCACCGGAATAGCCATGCGACTAAGACCATTTACAATGGCAGAACCACTGAGTTGATTTGTTCCTTGCAGTGTAAAAGTTCCACCAACTGGATTGGTCAACACAACAGAATCAGCATTGGCAGTAAATGTTGAATCACCAAGAGTGATGGTGCTGCCACTCAAGTAAATATTTTTAAATCGTTGAGTGGCCGTGCCCAATGTATACACATTGTTGGCACCCGGAACAACGTTGCCTGTGAATGTAGTAGCCGCAGGGCCAAACACCACTGTGTTTGCTACACCATTCACAGTGACAGTGACATTACTGCCAGCATTTTGAATTCTTACATTGCTGTTGCCATTGTTGATGTTGTCCACCGTGGTGATGATGCCCGACAACAATGCACCATTACCCAAAATATAATTGCCAGTGATATTTCCTGTAGCACTAACTGATCCAACAGTTCTAATATTGCCACCGGTTATATCACCAATTGCAGAAATTTGACCAGCAGTTGAAAGATTTCCAACCGCTAGATTGCCTTTGATATTTGAATTTGTACTACCAAATACTGCCACGTTTGACGTACCATTGACGCTGACAGTTACATTGCCATTGGCACTGACAATTTTTACATTGGATGTTCCAGAATTTATGCTTGTACCAGCCGTGGTAATGCCTGTGATGCCTGATCCATTGCCCACAAAATATGCAGCATAAACTGTGTCAATACGTTGAGTAGATGCACCGATGTCATACACAGCGTCAATGCTGGGCACAATAGAACTATTGGCTTGAATATTACCTATGCCATTGGCACGGAGCACCAGGTTGTTGTTGGTACCTGTAACTGTAATGGTATTGCCGGAGATAACGACATTGCTGCCTACAGGGCCAGCAGCGTAAATCTCAGTAAAATTTTCATTTACAGCGTTAAATGCATCGCGTAACGGTTCACCAGTGCCGTCATTTGCTGCTGCACCAATGTCAATAATCTGTTGTGCCATAGATCTACAATGTCCTCTGATGTATTTACCAAAAGGACTTGTTTGCTATTTTAGGATAATCTAGTGTAAGTTAGATAAGCACCAGACTGTATATTGATATTTGCGGCACTGGTTTGTGCTTGAATAGCTATGTTGGCATTGCCGGCACTGTAGATAGTACCTGTTATCCTTGCAGCTCTGGGTGTGGTACCAATTTGAGCTGACGTACCTGCGGCTGTACCTGAAACGTTGGATGTATAAACACCAGCAAACGCAGTTGTTTGGTTGGTCTGTTGCTCAACTGTGTAATAACAGGTACCTGCATCAAAATATGTGGTATATCCAGTTGTGGTACCACCTGCAGGCAATACTGGCAAGTATGCTTCAAATTTGTAAGTGTATCCGCCCAGCATAAAGAATCCCAAACTTCCAACATTGGCCATACTTGTACTGTCAAACGCCACTGTGGTAGGTTGCCAAACTATGTTTTCCACTCCAATGCCTGTGCCATAACTGTTGCCAGTTACATTGAGATTGGCACTAACAATATTGCCTGACGCAGTGACAGTACCACTACGCACGTTGCCAGTTGTACTGAAGTTTTGAGTTGCATTGAAATTGGCTGCATTCACGTTGCCGGTCACTGAAACCTGATCATCACTGTTGATGTTACCACCACGAATGTTGCCAGTTGCAGTTATCCCTGCAGCACCTGCACTCAACGCACCCAAACTAATTACGTTACCGCCAGTGACGTTGCCAGTGGCCGTGACCAATCCTGCAGTTTGTAAGTTTCCACCGTTTACATTACCAGTCACAGTCACAAGTCCGGCTGTGATCAAGTTGCCGCCAGTGACGTTGCCTACCGCAGTTAATGTGGAACTGCCATATATTGTGCCAGTCACTGCCAAATTATGCAATGGGGCAGCATTGGCTATGCCCACATTGCCTGAACTGCCAATCACAGTGATTCTAGTTGTAGGTGTTGAAGTACTGCCAGTTTGAATCTGAATGTTGGCATTACCATCAGTGTCTTCATAAACTGCACGAATTCTTGCAGTGATTCTTGGCAATGCACCTGTGCCGTCAGATGTAAACCATTCAATAGCACCAATGTTTGCACCTACTGATGTAACTGCTATGTTTGAATCTTGAAATCTAATGTTTTGATTGCTGGTCGCATTGGAACTATATGCAATCAACATGTTGCCATTTACAATAGATATGTTACCAGCACCAGCGGCACTGGTAGTATACACACCACCAGTGGTATTGATGTTTCCTGCATCTACGTTTCCTGTAAATGCCACTACTCCTGCAAATGTAGTTCCCAAAGGTGATACTACCACAACATTGCTTACTCCACCAGGATTGAATGTAATATTGCCATTGATAGTAGGAATTTCAACACTGCTGGTACCATTAAAAATCTTGTCAGCATTGATGTTGCCTGTCAACACAGCGTTTCCAGTCACTGTGAGATTGCCCACAATGTTTACATTGGTACTTTGTAAGGTGACTAAGTCGCCTGCATTTATGGTTTGCACAGTGTAATCACCGCTGACACGTTTGACTGTTGACATTTAAAGGTCCTTTGTGTTATTTATGCGGTCAAGCAAGTCTGACATGGGCATGTTTTTTAAATTGGCAATGTTGTTTAATTCTGGTATGCTGGCAGTTGTATCGCCCATCACACGATGAAAACTGGTGTCAGGAAAGTCTCGACAAATGGTCACAAGTTGTCTGGTCCAATTACCTGTGAATGTGGGCAAACTTGAACTTTTTTTGTAGAATTCTGTGTCAGCATATACATTGTTAAACTTGTTGTTGGCGGTCGGTCCCATGTCAAATCCAATAAGATAAATTGCCAAGTGGCGATCTATTGCTGCCAAGCCCACAGCAATGGGTCCAGAACTGAAACCAAAATAACTTTGTGGCACGGTTCGTGCGCCCAGTCCAGGCAAGGGTTTTCGAGTATACATGGTATGTTCCTGTGCATACCCAGCATGCTGAATGGTTTGTGCAATGCCCCGGTCTGTGCTGATTAACACGTCAGGTGCAAATTCTCTGTACAAGGCATTGCATCCGTAGATTTTGCCACGTTGCTTTAGTTGATTTGGGTCTACTAGCAATCGGCTAACGCCGTTGCCTAATACAAATGCTGCACTCATAAAAAAGTCCTCCCTGTATGTATCAGAGAGGACTGAGCCACTTTACAAATTAAGAAGTAACGTTGTCTACAATGGCCAGGTCCAACAAATTTTGTTGTCCTGTGGTCACAGTGCCAGTGTTGGGAGCGGCTGTGGTTCCTGACTTGATCACTGTGCCTTCGTCAGTGAAGAAGTTGGTGGCATATCGTTTGTCTGCAATCACTGAAGTGGCTGCATAAGTTGACCCGCCGGTCCAATCCAACAAGAACTTGTTGGTGAGTTTGCTGATTGTGGTAGCAGTTGAATCACCAATGGTAAACGTAATAGCCATGAGTCCAGCGGCTGGAGTAACATCGTCATCCAGCACACACACACCTACACTGTTGGCTGCACCGTTGCCAGAACCGCCCACTGAAGTTGCTGTGAAAATTGTGCCTAGTCCAAAGTTAGCAGGTGCACCTGCAGCAGTCCAGTTGGTGGTTGTGCCCACAGTGCTGATCTGATAGGCTTGGCCTACAACAAATGAACCGTCACTGACACCGGTAGCATCGCCCACTAGATATTTGTGGCTGCCTTTTTGGCGTATGATATAGCCCTGTGCTACACCGATACCTGTGCCACTTGGATTGGCAATGTTGACTGTGACATCAACTCTGGGGTTGGTAGTTGTAGGTGTATCGGTAGGTGCTGCACCGCCTACGACACCCAGGTATTCAGTGGTATTGAGTGTGTTGGCAGTGTTGACCACTGGTGCTGTTAGTGACCCAAAGTTAGGGAAGCCAAGATCCACACCAACGGCTGCGCCGCCGTTGCCAGATCCTGTGCTTGATTTTTGTATTTTAAGAGGACGTCCCATTTTGTTTCTCCTTAAAGAAGTCCGATCGGAGTTCTAGTCCGTACGCGGTGGGTTAAACCGCATAAAACGCAGAATTGCGTTGACAAGTATTTATGGTGAGGTTGAAATAATTCACTGTGTAGTGTATACTGTAAATATTACCATGGAAACAAACGAAATAATCACAGACGTTGCTCATCTCATTGAAGAAGGCAACAGAATGCGCAGCGAAAATCGCCCGGATCAAGCACTCAAATGCTACATGTTGGCCATGTGTCATGATCCAAATTCTGCTGCGGCATTCAACAATTATGGCAATGTCATGCGTGAATGCGGGCAGCCAAAAAGAGGCATACCATTTTTACAATATGCTGCTGAAATAGATTCCAACAGTGTTACTGCAAGATTTAATTTAGCAGTGAGTTATTTGATCATGGGCGACTATGCTCGTGGCTGGCCAGCGTATGAAGCACGTTGGGAATACGAACATTTAGCAGGTAGTTTGCCACAGCATGTTCAACCTCGCTGGACTGGGCAAGATTTAAAAGACAAGACTATTCTTGTGATAGGCGAACAAGGACACGGGGACAACATACAGTTTTGCAGATTTTTGTTCAACTTGCATGCCGCTGGTGCAAAGATCTTGTTCCAGGTAACAGATGGAATGATTCCACTGCTGTCTAATGCCAGTATCATCAACTGGGTTGGTAGATACACCGACGAGCCTCCTGAATTTGACTACTGGGTACCTATCATGAGCATACCTGGTGTACTGGGAGTTACCATAGACAATCTTCCACGTCCAATCAGTTATATCAATGCACAAGAAACACAAGTAAAAGAATGGCTGCAACGAATGGGTCCTAAAACACGCATGCGTGTGGGATTCAGTTGGTCAGGCCGCAGAGATGCTTGGCTCAACAAACACAAAGGCGTGCCTTTTGAAACCATGCTGGAGTTGGTCAAAAGCAATCCTGAATATGAGTGGATCAATTTACAAGTAGATGCCACAGACGAAGAGTCTGCTGCCATGGCTGAGGCTGGTGTTACCATGTACCCAGGAACTGTCTCTAGTTTTGCAGAAACTGCGGCATTGATGATGTGTTTGGATGTTGTAATTTCAGTGGACACTGCTGTTACACACCTAGCAGGAGCATTGGGTCGCCCTACCTGGTTGATGTTGCAGTGGTTTGCCACAGACTGGCGGTGGATGCTGGATCGTGACTCAAGTCCTTGGTATCCTACCACAAGGATATTCCGTCAACCCAGTATGGGCGATTGGACAAGTGTTACCAAAAAGATAGCACAATATCTAACTTGGTTCAAAGTATAGCCAACAAAAAAGCACCCTCGAGTGCTTTTTTGTTCCTTCCCATCCCTGGGTTGGATTCTCTGATTAGGAGAATGAAAGGTTAGACACAGCGATCTCACCAACATAGTCACCAGCATTGCCGAAGCTAGATGCAGTGTTTGTCAGTTCAATGTAACCATAACGTGTCATGAATGACACGACTGGTTCGAATGTGCTTGGATCCAACACAACGCCTGAAGACATCAATGGGATGTATGGGCAGTAGAATGCTGGTGCGTCAGCTTCTGAAGAACCTTTGTAACCAACCAATACGCTTTGTGTGTCAGCAGCATAGCTGTCGACGAACACACGCATAGAGCCGTTCAATGTACCAACAAACTTGGTGTTGGTAGGTGCTTCAAATGTACCTTCTGTAGTGCGAGCAAAAGCAGAAGTTGTTGCAGATTGCAACACTGTCAAAGCAGCTGAAGAAACTACAGCGTAGTTACCAGCGCCACGACGAGTGCGTTGAGCAATCAAGTTAGCAACACGGTTGACCAACACAGCCAGTGCGGCGTGTTCGTCACCAACGAATGTTGCTGTACCAGAAACGGTAGCTTGGTTGTATGTGAACTCAGTAGCTGCCAGTGAACGCAAGCTCAAGAGAATCTCTTGGTCGATTTCAGCTGTAATCTCTTGAGCCAATGCTGCCATGATTTCTGCTTCAACGTCAATACCATGCATGGCTTGTGCGTCTTGTGCAGATTCAAATGTCCAGCGAGCTTGCAACTTACGTGTGCGAGCTTCAACGGCTTGTTTCAGGATCTGAACG